CACCCCCGCCCGCCCCCCCCCCCGCGGGCGCGGCGCGTGCAGGTAGCGGGGGGGTTCCGGGAGGGAACCCCAAATAAAAATAATAATGGCGGCGTAAGCCGCCCGACGATTTTTTGAAAATGGGGGTTTTCCGGCAAAGTGCTATCATTTGACTGTCTTTTGAGTGCATACACCGGACAAAATCAGCCATACAATATCCATAAGCCTGTTTGAAGGGGGTATTGTATGGCAACAAACAAGCGTGTTTTCACCTTGCGCCTATCTGATGAAGTCTTTGACAAGATCGGGGCGCTTGCAACCCGTGAACACCGATCCATTACCAATTACATTGAATTTGTTCTTCTGAAACACTTGGAAGAAGTGGAAAAGGCGGAAGGAACGATCAATGTCGATAATTCACCCAAAGGGGTATAACTGAAAATGTCTGTCCTGAAGCAAAAGAGAACCACAAGCAAGGCCGAGTTCATCAACACGGCCAATCAGATTTATGTTGAAACCCTGAACTTCCTGACCCGTCTTTCAGCCCGGTATTCCCGGTTGATTGCGGAGCCGGTGGCAAAGCTGGCCGGTGAGATCATCGACCATGCGGAGAAGGCCAACAGTATCTTTCCTTCGGACAACCAGCGCATTGAAATGAGGAAGGCCCATCTTCTTGAAGCACGGGCTTCCCTGATGGCGCTGGATGTTCGCTTGACCCATGTTTACCTGATTCTGAACCAGAACCCGGAAGGGGCCTTTACCACTTCCAAGGGGAACCCGGTGAAGTCACAGGATGCAATGGAAAAGCTGGATAAGATGGCCCAAAACTTGGGTGAACTGATCGACAAAGAAAACGAACTTCTGAAAGGGGCAATCAAAAATGTAACAGCAAAACAGAAATGATTTCCTATTAGGTGCGTGACTGTTAATGTGTCCTCTGGCGGTTTGGTGGGGCCTTCGTTCCCCTTATTACAATAACAACAACAATTTCGTTATTGTCTGGACGGATGGCAACAACAACAATAACAATGCCAATAATTCTGGTGGGTTGCGGCCCGGATTTTGCAAATATACACGGTCAAATGTAGTAACAGAAGGCAAACGGCTTTTCAGGTGAAAGACGACCGATGTAAAAGGAGTTGCGCTTCCTTGGGTGTAAATCCCTAAAACTGCCCTTTGATGCCCTTACACGGACGCTTCTTGCATGGTGGGTGATTGTGCCTTAACCCATTTCATGTGTAAGAGCAAAGCATTTTAGACGGCACCCTACAAGATATTTGTACGAGGGGCGAATACTTTTATTATGACAAGCCAAGAACGGCATGAAGCAAGGTTCCAGCGCCGCAAAGCAAAGCGGTTGGAACGAAAACAGGCCCGGTGTGATAGCCTTGGGCCAACGAATAAAATATTTTCCTATCGGAAGATGTTCTTCTATGGGAAAAAGTGCTGTAACGGGGTACGGTGGAAGCAAAGTGTTCAAAACTTTGAAGGCCACCTGTTTTCTGGTACGGCAACACGGCGGCGAACGGTGTTGGAACAGACTTGGAAGCCCAAATCCTGTTCTCATTTCACCCTTCGGGAACGGGGAAAAATCCGCCCGATAGATGCCCCGCACATTACGGATCGACAAATCCACAAAACCCTGTGTAATGAAGTCCTGATCCCGTTGTATTCACCTTCCATGATCTATGACAACGGGGCAAGCCAAAAGGGGAAGGGCCTTCATTGGCAGTTCAAACGGATCAAACAACAGCTTGGATGGCATTACCGGCGTTATGGCCGGGAAGGTGCTGTGTTGCTGTTGGATTTGAAAGGGTTCTTTCCAAATGCTTCCCACGCCCTGTTATATCAGCGGCACCGGGAATTGATTTTGAATCCTGAGCTTCAAAACTTGGCTGATACTGTGATTCAATATTCCCCATGCCCGACACCGGGCCGGGGGATGCCTTTGGGCGTGGAGCCTTCCCAACAGGAAATGGTGGCGTTACCAAGCAAAATTGACCAATGGATCAAGTGTCAGGCCCGTGTTCATTGCGCCGGTCATTACATGGATGATTACTATGCTTTCTTTCCCACGGTGGATGAAGCAAAGCTGATGGGGCATGAAATTGTAAGGCGTTTTGAAGCCGCTGGAATCCGAGTGAACAAGCGCAAGTGTAAGGTGATCCCGCTTACAAAGCCGTTCCGGTTCTGCAAAGCCCGGTTCACACTTACCGAAACCGGCAAGATCAAGGTGAATGGAAGCCGGGATGGAGTGAAACGGGCAAGGCGAAAACTGAAGCTGTTTCACAGGGAGTTCAAAGAGGGAAAACGATCCTTCTTTGACATAGAACAATACATGGAGTGCCAAAGCGCCTATTACCGGAACTTCAACGATCATGGCCGGTTGTTGCGGTTGCGGCGGCTTTACCATGCAATCTTTTTCGGAGGTGGACAATGTTTAGAATCATCAAAGCCGGGGCCGGTATCGGCCTGACCGAGAACCTGAACTACATCAAGAAAGCCGAAAATGGTTGCTACATCCTTTGCCCGGAGCATGACGCTTCGGGCATTGTTTTTGAGGGTGTGGCTTACCATTTGTTGGGCCGTGCCGCTATGGACGAACTGGAAACCGTGAGTTTGGAGGAAACGGACGCAGGAACCGAGATCACCAAAGCCACAGAAGCCGGTGGAATCGTCTTTGTCACCTTGGCAGAAGCCGGGAGCATTGACCCCACCACGGCGGCTGAACACGCTGATCTGTTCGCTGAATGGGCTTTCCCTGTGGCCTACACGGTAGGGCAGATTCGCCGCTACCAAGGCGCCCTTTACAGGTGTGTTCAGGCCCACACTTCCCAAGCGGATTGGACACCCACCGCCGCTTCCAGTTTGTGGAGTAAGACAAATGACCCCGCTGAAGAATGGCCGGAATGGAGCCAACCGGTAGGAGCGCATGACGCTTATTCCAAGGGGGCAAAAGTGAGCCATAACAGTAAACATTGGGTTTCCACAGCGGATGCCAATGTGTGGGAACCCGGTGTATATGGTTGGGAGGAATCGGCTTAATGGAGTACAAAATCTATGTATGTCGAAAGCGGGCCAAATTCAAAGCAATTTGCGGACAAGTGAACATTCGGTATGGAACCATCCTGAATTGTCAGGGTGGTTTTTTGATTCTGAATGATCTTCCGGTTTGTTCCGTAACCAGCCAAAACGCCTATGACTTCTTTACCCAAAATGATGATGGCATGGGCAAGGAAAGGGGCGAACTTCTGAACCGGATCACCGCAACGCTGATGAAGCAGACCCCCGGACACAACGCCCGGTGGGGGAAAATTTGGGATGATCCCTGTTGCCAAAAGTACAAGCGCCCGGAACAGGAAGATCATTGGATTTGGAATCATGACTTCTACAACGGCCCTGTTGAGGATTTGCGCTATATTGCCGCCCTGATTGGGGCCTGATAGGAGGTAAACATGACGCTTGAATTGTCTATTGTAATTTCTGTTCTTTCGGTTTCCTTTGCCTTGTATTCCGGTATTTCCAACCTGAAGCGCAACGATAAGAAAGACACCGCCGAGGAAACCGCCCAGCTTACCACCGTGATTGTGAAGCTGGAAAACATCGGGGATGGAGTGTCCGAAATCAAATCTGACATGAAGAATGTCAAGGGTGAAGTTCAGGAATTGCGGGAACGCCTTGTGGCCGTGGAGCAGTCCGCCAAATCCGCCCACCACCGCCTTGATGGGATTACGGGTGGTGTTGATGCGTGAGCCGCCGAAACATCCCGAAAAAGCCACGGTTTGAAACTTCAAAGGTGATCCTGTTCATTGTGGGGGCCGTTACCGTTTGGGTAACGGCCTTCACGCTTCACATGATCGAGGAAACCAAAGACCTTTCCCCGCTGGCCTATCTGATCCCCGCCGTGTTCGCAGAACTGGCAACCGCAACCGGGTTTTACTATTCCAAAGCCAAAGCGGAAAACCGGATTAAACTTCGGAAGCTGTATGGCCCGGAAATCTATAACGATGCAAAGGAGATTTGAAAAATGCTGAACGCTGTTTTGAACAACCTGATCAATATTGGGTGGGCCATGCTGATCTTCCTGTGTGCGTACCTGTCCAATGTTGCTTTTTCCCTTTACTACAACATCAAGGTTTTGCTTCAGCCCTTCGACAGACAGAAAATGATCAATTCCGGGCTGAAGGTTGCCACCTTCGTTGTGGGCCTGACCTTGCTTTGTGTAGCAATCACCACCCTTCCGATTTATGCGGATCAGCTTGGGTGGGCAATCCCGGAAGAATACACAGAAATTTTTGCTGATTTGGTTATTGTGGGCGCTGTGCTGATGGTGTCTTGTAAGTATATCGCAGAAGCCTTTACCAAGTTCAGGGCCATTCTTCAGGTGAAAGGAGATACAGAAAATGAGTAATTCCCCCCTTGCAACCTATACCCGGATCACGAAAAACAAAACCAGCCCCCGGAACCATGCCATTGACACCATCACGATTCATTGTATCGTTGGGCAATGGACAGCAAAACAGGGGTGTGATTATTTCGCCACCACAGACCGGCAATGTTCCGCCAACTATGTTGTTGGTAAGGATGGTTCCATTGGCCTTTCCGTGGATGAAAAGGATCGTTCTTGGTGTTCCAGCAACGGCACCAATGACAACCGGGCAATCACCATTGAAGTTGCTTCCGACACCACCCACCCTTACGCCGTCACCGCCAAGGCTTATGCGGCCCTGTTGGATTTGGTAACGGATATTTGCAAGCGCAACGGGATCAAGAAGTTGGTGTGGAGTACGAACAAGAATAACCGTGTGAATCATCGGAACGGATGCAACATGACCGTTCATCGTGACTTCGCCAACAAAGCCTGTCCGGGGGAATATCTTTATTCCAGACACGGGGAGATTGCCGCAGAAGTCAACAGAAGGCTTCAGGGCGCTTCCAATGGTGGTGGGGTAGTAGTTACACCCCCAACCGCAGAAAAGCCCACAGGCGGCACCACAGGGGCCACCGTGACCCCTTACCTTGTGCGGGTGAAGATCACCAACTTGAATATCCGTAAAGGCCCCGGCACAAACTACGGTGCAACCGGCTACATCCAGCCCGGTATTTATACCATCGTGGCTGAAAGCACCGGCAAAGGTGCGGCCAAGTGGGGCAAACTGAAAAGCGGTGCCGGGTGGATTTCCCTTGACTACGCCACCAAAACCTGACCATGAGAAAAGGCCCTTCCGGTTCAAGCTGGAAGGGCCTTTTTTGCGTGTTTCTACTATGTTACTAATAACCCCGATTTCACCGAACTTCAAAGGGCTGAAATGTTCAGTATTTGGGCGTTTCAGAGCGTTGCAGAGTAGAAATATTTATGGTACAATAAAAACAGACGAACCCCCCCCCCCCCCCCTTTTTTTTGGGGGGGGTGGGGGGTTTTCTTGTTACTAATGTGTGCATAGTTCAGCGTTCAGCGGCCTAAAATGTTCACCGGTTTGAACCCTATGGAATCAGTTCCACGGTGGCCTTCAGTTCGTCCAAAGTCTTGTGATTATAGACCCGGTTTCCCGTGTCCTTGGACACATGGCCCATGAGCAAATCAATACATTTCCGGTTGGCCCCGGCGCTATCCAATTTGGTTTCAAAGGTGTGGCGGCATTCGTGCGGGGTATGATTCAGCTTCAGGGCCTTCATAATATCCGCCCAAAATATCCGGTATTGAGTTTGATTGCAAATCTTCCCATTGTAGCTGATCAGCCGGGGGCCACCTTCGGCAAGCCGCCGTTCAATCAAGGGCCTGATCTTTGGATGGATGGGAACAATGCGGTTCTTACCGGCTTTCGTTTTGGTGCCGCCCTTCATTGTGCCTTCCTTCAAGTCTATATCTTCAGGTTTCAGGTTCAAAAATTCAGAGATACGCCACCCGGAATATAGCAAGATCAAAACCGTATCAACCCAAGGATCAGACTGATGTTCCCACACCGTTTTGATTTCATCGTTGGTGAACGGAAGGCGGCTGGTGGGCGGTATTGGATCAGAAGTCAGAAGTTCGGAGAAGCACCGGTTTATTATATCCATTTCAAGGGCGAACCGGTCAAGGTGGCCCCACAGGTTCTTGATGGCCGCTTGGGTGCTATACCCTTTCCCACAACCATCAATGGTTTCTTGCATTTGGTAGGATCGCAGTTGCTTGTAAGGTTTGTTCACATACGCTGAACAATGCTTGAACGCTGAACAGAGGGAAGAACGATTGGATTCACCCAGCTTCGGGGCCTTCTTTTCTTTCCAGAGGTCAAAAAGCTGTTGAAGGGTGATCTTGGCCCGGTCAACATCCCAAGGATCACGGTTGTATTCAGCAAGCATGATGTTCCCGGCTTCACGGGTTTCAGCATAGCCGATAATGTCATAGATGGGGTGGCCTTTGTCATTCCAACCTATGGTTTTCTTCACAATGTATGGGCGGCGGCGTTGGCCTGATAGCTTTGCAACCGTTCCATACCCGTTTGGATTTCGCATTATATCACCTGAACTTTCAAAATTGGGTATGGCAAAGCTAAACCCCATGTGATATAATGTTCAAAGGGCTTTGAAACATTAACTTCAAAAGGGTTTGTTTCGCCTGACCGCTTCCGGTGTGCAAGACCGGGGGCGGTCATTTTTTTTTGCATTTGTTCCATATCCGTTCCGCTTAAAATCCTTGCGGGGTGCGGCTTTGAGAGAATGGAACACTTGGAACGGATATTATATTACTTCAAAGAGTAGATAAAAAAATATATAAAAGAAAAAGAGTATATAGAGAACCGGCGCTTTATCTGTTCCACCTGTTCCAAAGCCTTGATTTTCCTGTGTTTTCAGGGATTGGACGGCGGAACGGATGTGGACAGATCGAGTTTGGCAAGTTCACCTTTGACCTGTTCCAGAACTTCAGGATATTCAGAATCAGGGTTCATGGAATATTGATCTTCGTATTCTTTCAGGGTGTTCAGATACCGGTTCCAATGGGTGGCTTTGGCCTTTGCGGTTTTCAATTCATCGATCTTGGCTTTCTGATCGGAATAGGAATCTAACAAAACCCGTTCTTTCTGACTATCAGCCGCCTTGAAGAAAGAAGCTGGAAGATCAGATGTGTAAGGGATGATCCCGGCCTTGGCCGCTTGATCCACCGTCAGGGCTATTTGCATACCATATTCATAGCGGGAAAAGAATGTTTCAAGGTTCTTCGTCTTTTCAAAGATGTTCAAACAATCTTGAACAATCCGCACATGGTTTTTGGCTTCTGCTACGGTGTAGGCCCCCGGCATGGATTTAATAGCCCGTTCCGGGTTCAGATTGGAATGAACCTGAACGGCGGGTTCTGTTTTGGGTGGGGCCTTCTGTTTTGGCTTTCTTTTTCGCAGAAGCAGGAACAGGAAGAACCCCATAATGACATCCATTATGATGAACACGGGGCGGAGTTCTGGCGCTTCCGTAAAAAACATGATTGTGTAGACGATAAACCCGAAACTGAAAAAGAAGATTCCAAAGCCTTTCAAGAACTTCTTCACCGAATCACCTTCTATCTAATATCGCTTTGGAAGGCTACGGCTTTTCCAAGAATTCTGATATGGTTCAGTTCTTCACCGGTATAAATCAAATCTTCATATTTAGAGTTTTCGGCTTTCAGAATCAGCAAGTTCTTTTCAGGATAATAGTTCACCCGCTTCAAAGTAGCTTCATCATCAATGATAACGGCGGCAATTTCACCATCATCAACCATATCCTGTTGCTGGATGAACACAATATCACCATCATAGATTCTGGCCCCAATCATGGAATCACCCCTTGCCCGTAAGCAAAAGTCAGCCTGAATACCGGCCCCAGCTTCCACATATAGTTCCTTTTCTTCATTGGCAACAATGGGTTTGCCACAAGCAATATCCCCCAACAGCGGGAAACGCTTGGTTTCAATGGGAAAAAGATTATCAAAGAACTTCAGTTTTTCAGCGTCAAGTTTCTGATTTGGTTCATTCCATCCCATGATATAGGCCGGTGTAGTATCTAATGCGTCAGCAATAGCCTTGATTTTAGATTGAGTAAGGTTACGCTGATCAAGTTCAATCTTATTTATTGAAGAACGGGATTTGTACCCTAATCTTTTACCAAGTTCATCTTGGGATAAACCAAGTTCTTCCCGGCGATTGCGAATTCTGCTTCCTATTGTGGACAAGTGAATGACCCCCTTTCTGTTACTAATTATACGGCGCTGTTGGCGGCTTGTCAACATATTTTTAGCTTTTTCAAAAAAGATGTTGACATTCTTCCTACATCGTGGTAGTATGTGAGTGTAGACAAGATGCCTACCGATTTTGAAGAAAGGGGTGATTGCCGTATGACCAACACAGAGCTGTTGCGTGAGAAGATCGACCAGTCCGGTTATAAACTTCGGTTTATTGCCAAGAAGATTGGAATTACCTATCAGGGCCTTTTGAATAAGATCAATAACCGTAGTGAATTTCGGGCCAATGAGATTCAGGCTTTGTATGATCTTCTTGGCCTGACGGAAGAAGAACGAGTGGCGATTTTTTTTGCCTGTTAAGTAGGCAAAAAGTCTACAAAGGGAGTAAGAACCATGAATGAAGTCAGTTTGAAACCGGTCATTGATGAACTTGAAACCTTGTTTTCAAAGTTTAACAAAGCCTTCTTTGAAGGGAAGCTGGAAAAGCCTGTGATCACCGTTTCCCCGGATCATACCCGTGGGGCCTATGGGTGGTGTACCGGTTGGAAGGCGTGGCAAGACGGCACCAAGGAAGGCGGCTATTACGAAATCAACCTGTGCGCCGAATACCTGAACCGCCCCTTTGAAGAAACCTGTGGAACCTTGCTTCACGAAATGGTTCACCTTCAGAACCTTCAGGACAATGTTCAAGACACTTCCCGTTCTGGTTCCTACCACAACCGGAAGTTCAAGGAAACCGCTGAAGCCCACGGGCTGATCGTGGAGAAAGGCGAAAAGTACGGATGGCACAAAACCACCCTGAACCCGCAAGCTGAAGCCTTTGTGAAATCCCTTGGCAAGTCCGGGTTCTGTCTGGTTCGGCCCCGTACCAATCCGCTGAAAGGTTCCCGGAAGGGCGGTGGATCAAGTTCCCGTAAGTATGTTTGCCCTTGTTGCGGAACCATCATCCGGGCCACCAAGGAAGTTCATGTTCTCTGTGGGGAATGTGAAGTGGCCTTTGAAGAACAGGAGTGATAACCAATGAATGAAATAAACCCGAAACCCGAATATTGGGTTCTATCCCTTTCGGGTGGTAAGGATTCCACCGCCCTTGGCCTTGAATGGCTGGCCCGACACAAGGCCGATCCTGTCACATATCCCCTTCATGAAGTGGTGTACTGTGACACATGGATGGAGTTCCCGGCCATGATGGAGCATATCAACCAGCTTGAAAAAATCTTCATGGATGCGGGAATCAAGTTCACACGGGTTCAAAATCCAAAATCTTTTGATTGGTTCATGTTTGAATACCAACCCAAGCGCCACAACCCTGAATTGCAAGATAAAAAAGGTCAAAGCTGGCCGGGGCCGCAAGCCCGTTGGTGTACTGCTGAATTGAAAACCAGAATCATCAATAAGTATCTCGCCCATCTTCGTGAAGAATACACCGTTATTCAGTTGATTGGCCTTGCGGCTGATGAAGAATACCGGTTGGAACGGGAACACAATCAGAACCCCGAACACCGTCACCCATTGGCGGAATGGGGTTGGACGGAAGCCGATTGTTTGAAATACTGCTATTCCCACGGTTTTGATTGGGGTGGCTTGTATGAGATTTTCCACCGGGTTTCCTGTTGGTGCTGTCCGTTGCAGAGCCTTGAAGAATTACGGAACTTGCGAAAACATTTTCCCGATCTGTGGGCAAAGCTGTTGGACATGGAACACCGGACTTGGCGAACCTTCCGGGCTGATTATTCAGTTGATCAACTGGAAATCCGCTTTGCTTTTGAAGAAGAACGGCTTGCCGCTGGCCTTCCGATCAACCGAACCCGTGAATTTATGACCGAACTTCGGAAACGGCTTGCCGAATCTGAAATTAAAAAATGAAAGGAGTACGCACAATGACCACCTTTGCAGAGCGTTTGAAGAACGCAATGGAACAGGCCAACATGAGCCAATCCGCCCTGTCTGAACAGGCCGGGGCTTCCAAGGCCGCTATCAGCCAATACCTTTCCGGGAAGAACACCCCCGGCCCTGACCGTATCAAGGCCCTTGCCGATGCAACCGGCGTTTCCTTTGATTACCTGATGGGTTATGGAGCCGCCCCGGTTGCGGAACCCCCCATCAAGAAGATCAGCGTGAAGGAAGCCGCCCGGTGCATGGGAAAATCTGATCAGTTTGTCAGAATCGGCCTTCAGCGTGGCCTTCTTCCCTTCGGGAACGCTGTTCCCGGAACCGGCGCTTGCTGGAATTACTACATCAACCCCACCAAGTTCCGTGATTATGTGGGCGCTGATCAGTTCAATTCTTTCTTCGGCCTTACGGCCTGAAAGGGGAACACCGATGGATAACACCCGTGATGAACTGTTGGATTTGATTAGGAACGCCACCAACATTGATATGATTTGCTTCTTCGCCATTATCTATGTGGTTGCGCCCGATTCCCCCCCCTTACACGCCTATTGCCACCCGTGGCGAACTGAAGAAGGCAATTAAGCAGTTGCGGAGCGCCCAGCATAGCCCGGATTGCCCCGCTGAAATGTCTGAAGGCTTTGAAACGGCGATTCAGTACATCCGCCGTGAATGGCTTCACCGATAAGGAGAACCCCCCAATGGATAACGCATTTGGAAAACGGCTGAAAATCTTGCGGAAAGAACATCACATTACCCAAGTTCAGCTTGCAGAACGAATGGATCAAACAGAATCCAATATTCGTAACTATGAACTTGGAAAGGCTTTTCCGAGAATCCCCGGCCTTATGGTTTTGTCTGAAATGTTTGGTGTTTCAACTGATTTTCTTCTTGGCTTATCTGATGTGCGGGATGGAAACAGAATGGGCAAACCTGAAGCCCCTGTTCAAACATCCATTCAAGACTTCAGTACCGATGAACTGTTAGCTGAACTGAAACGGCGGTGGAATGATTATGATTAACCTGTTTCAGCACCAACAACAGGCCCTTGATGAAACCGAGGGGAAGAACCGGGTGGCCTATTACCTTGATATGGGCCTTGGGAAAACCTTTGTTGGTTCCGAAAAAATGATGAAGCTGAACAAGCGGATCAATCTGGTGGTGTGCCAATGTTCAAAAGTTCAAGACTGGATTGAACATTTTCAAGACCACTACACCCGGAATTGTGTGTTCGACCTGACCAACCCCAAAACCTTCAAATGGTTTTTTGAACAGGTTCAGCATGAAGTTCCAACTCTGATGATTGGCGTGATCAACTACGAACTGACTTTCAGGCGGAATGTGCTGAAAACCCTGACCGGCTTCACGCTGATGTTGGATGAAAGTTCCCTGATCCAGAACGAGAACGCCAAACGGTCAAAGTTCATTCTTGGGCTGAAACCGGATAATGTGATCCTTCTGTCAGGCACCCCCACGGGCGGCAAGTATGAAAACCTGTGGAGCCAATGCCAACTGTTGGGGTGGAAGATTTCAAAAGAACTGTTCTGGAAGCAGTACATTCAAACGGAATGGGTTGAAACCGATGGATTTTGGCGGCAACAGATTACCGGCTATAAGAATGTTGACCGGCTGAAGATGAAGCTGGCCGAACATGGGGCCGTTTTCATGACTACCGAACAGGCCGGGATCAGCCTTCCAAAACGGAACTGGATCAAGGTCAAAACCCGCCCTTCACCCCTTTATTGGAAGTTCTGGAATGATCGCTATATTGCGATTGACAGCGCCAACCTTGGTGAATTTGAACTGGATGCGGATTTCTACGGTTCCAATGCCCATTGTGAACGGGAATTGATCGGTGATACCAGTTTGACCCGCCGCCTTTACGCCCGTCAGCTTTGCGGCCTATATAACCCGGCCCGTTATGAAGCCTTCCGGGATTTGGTGAACAGCACGGAAGATCGCTTGATTGTGTTCTATAACTTCACGGAAGAAATGGAACGCCTAAAGGGGATTGTCAAGGGCCTGAACCGGCCTGTGTCTGTTCTTTCCGGTGAAGAAAAGAACTTGGATGCTTACCGCTACCAGCACAACAGCATTACCTTCATTCAGTATCAAGCCGGTGCAATGGGCGGCAATTTCCAGCTTGCCAACAAAATCATTTACTTCAGCCTTCCCCAAGGTTCGGAATTGTGGGAGCAATCCCAAAAGCGTATTCACCGCCTTGGGCAAGAACGGCCCTGTTTCTATTACCTGATGATCTGTCCGGGAACGGTTGAAGAAGATATTCTTTCCACTTTGGAAATGAGAAAGGACTATACCGATGAACTATTCAGAAAGTATGAGCAAGCGGCAACAGCGCCGCAAAGCCCTTAACCAGCGGTTCAGGCGGATGTTCCTTGTGGCCCTTCTGATGGGCCTTGCAATGGGGTTTATATTTGGGCGCTGTTCTGCTGTCAACAGCAAGGCCCCGGATGCCCCCATTGAACCGGATCAGCTTACCGCCGTGACCCCGGATGTGATCTTGGAGCCGGTGGAAACTCCGCTGGTGGAAGAACCCGCCGAACCTGAACCGGTGCTGTTGGGCAGTTTCAGAATTACCGCCTATTGCTCCTGTGAAAAGTGTTGCGGTGAATGGGCCAAGAACCGGCCCAACGGCATTGTGTATGGTGCCGCTGGTGTGGAACTGAAGGCCGGTGTTTCCTGTGCTTCCCCGCTTCCCTTGGGAACCGTGGTGGAAGTGGAAGGCTTGGGTGAATACATCGTTCAGGATCGCCCCGCCCAATGGGTGATTGACAAATACGGTGAAAACCAGATCGACATTTATTTTGACAACCATGAAGCCGCTTCCGCCTTTGGTCTGAAGCAGTTGAATGTTTATCTGAAAGGAGAACCAGAAAAATGATCAAATGTAACAACGAATGTCCTATGAAGAAGTTCAATGGGTGTTGTCATTTCTGCCCGGATCGTGGTTTCTGTGAATACTCTTGTTCCGAGGATCACAACACCTGTGGAGAAGCCACCTTCGATGAAGAAACGGCCCTTCAGGAGTTCAAGAACACCCAGCTTGCCACCCTGAACGCCATTGCTTCCCTGACCGCCCACAAGAAGGCCATTGAGGATCAGGAAAAGGAAATGAAGGCTAAGCTGTATGAAGCAATGGTGAAGTTTGGCGTGGATAAGTTTGAATCCGATGTTCTGAACCTTACCCTTGTGAAGCCCACCAATGCCACCAGCATTGATTCTGCCAAGCTGAAGAAGAAATACCCGGACATTGCTTCCGAGTGTTCCAAGACCACCGCCAAGGCCGGTTATGTGAAGATCACCCTGAAAGGGGATAAGTCATGAGTTGCCGGGGCTTTGAGCCTGTTTGCACAAACAATGAACTTCGGGAGTATTTCAGCGCCAAGGGCCTGACTTATGACAGCATTGATGAAGGTGATATTTTGATCCTTTGCATGATGCTTCAGAAGGAATTGAAGAAATCCAATAAGGCTGGTGAAACTTCCGTCACCATGACTTTGAGCAAACGGGTTGACATGAAGAAGGCCACCAACGGCCACATTACCGAGTGTTACATCTACATGAACGCCCATTATTTCACCCGGCGAGAATGTATCAGCTTCAACCGGGATGGGTGGATTGGCTTTGCTGGATGGGCCGATGATGGCAACACTAACCCGTTGCGCCGTGCCTTCCTTGCATGGTGTGACTATTTGGCGGAAGGTGGTGGAGCTGATGGCAAGGGATGAAGTATGGGATGCCCTGAAAAATCATGCCAAACAGGTTCATTCAGAACGGGTTGCAAAGAACCCTGACCGGATCGCCTATGCCATTCAGCAGTTTGAAGCCCACGGCATTGAATACCAACTGAAGAATGAGCAAACCGGACATTTCCATTGTTGGCGGAAGTCTGATGATAAACTGTTCCAATTCTACGCTGGAACGGGTAAAATTCAGGGCTTCACCCAAGTCAGAGGTATTCACAGCCTGATTCAGATGTTGGAGGGGTGAGCCGATGGCCGGTGAAAAGAACTTTGAAAACCGCCTGAAGGACTGGTTGGAATCTGAAGGCATTTACCCATTGGGCCACCCTGAAGATAAAATGACCGTTCCGCCTTGTGGCTTCTATGAAAAGCGTTGGGGTGGAAGCCGGTATGTGAAAAGCGGCCTTCCCGATATGCGGATCACCGTGAAGGGCATTGCCCTTGAAGTGGAGCTGAAGGCCACCAATGGAACCCCATCTGTGCTTCAGAAGCGTAATTTGGCCCAAATCAACGGTTCACAGGGGTTCGGGTTCATCCTTTACCCGGAAGGCTTTGAAGCCTTCAAGACTATTGTGAAAGGGGTGAAACAATGCGAGTTTCCCACAGCCGGGTTGAAGTCTTTGATAGATGCCCATACAAATACCGCTTGCGATATGTGGAAGGGATAGACACGATCCCGAACACGGATGCAGACAACGCCCTGATCCTTGGCACCGCCCTTCACACCGGCATTGAAGAAGGGGTTGAACAAGCCCTTGACTTCTACAAGAACAGCTTCCCGGTTCTGACGGATGATCACATTCATGAAATGATGAAGCTGGAAGCAATGATCCCCAAGGCAAAGGCCATGTTGCCACCGGGCGGAACCTTTGAATTGCCTATTGGGAACGCTGATTTCATCGGCTTCATGGATTATCTGGTTCCCGTGGGGAAGGGCCTGAAGCTGGATGGGCTGATCACCGGTGAAGATTTGGATGAATTTGAAGCGTTTGATCTGTACGATTTCAAGTATTCCAACAACGCCAAGAACTACGCCGTTTCCGGTCAGCTTCACGAATACAAGTATTGGTATGAACTGACCCATCCGGGCCACCGGATCAGGAATATGTATTTCCTGATTGTTCCCAAGGCAAAGATCAGGCAGAAAAGCACCGAAACCCTTTCCCAATTCCGTGACCGCTTGCAAGCGGCCTTGAAAGATGCTGAACCAACGCTGATGCCGGTTCAGTACAACCCCATGAAGATTGTGGACTTCCTGACCGATGTGAAGCACATGGTTGAAGCCACAGACTTTCCCAAGAACCCAAACCATTTTTGTGGATGGTGTGAGTATGAAGAATATTGTCAGAAAGGATGGGATTATATGTTACTTCCCAAGAATGAACGCCGTGATCTGAACGCCACCAAGAAGAAGGTTGTGTGGCTTTACGGCGCACCCTTCAGCGGCAAAACCTTCTTTGCCAATCAGTTCCCCGATCCCCTGATGTTGAACACGGATGGCAACATCAAGTTTGTGGATGCCCCCTATATCGCCATTCGTGACACCGTTACGGTGGAAGGCCGTATCACCAAGCGCAAGTTGGCCTATGAAGTGTTCATGGATGCCGTGGCCGAACTGGAAAAGAAACAGAACGATTTCCGAACCATCGTGGTTGACCTTCTGGAAGATGTTTATGAATCGTGCCGGGTTTACATCTGTGACCGTCAGGGCTGGAAGCATGAATCTGATGATTCCTTCCGTGCGTGGGATATGGTCAGAAGCGAGTTCCTGAACACCCTGAAGCGGCTTGTGAATCTGGACTATGAAAACATCATCCTGATCAGCCATGAGGACAGAAGCCGTGACCTGACCCGCAAGGGCGGCGATAAGATCAGTTCCATCAAGCCGAACCTTCAGGATAAGGTGGCAAACAAGGTGGCCGGTATGGTTGATCTGGTGGCCCGTATCGTGGCGGACGATGATGAACGGGTGCTGTCTTTCAAGACTTCTGAAGTGATCTTCGGCGGTGGCCGTTTGACTGTCCGTGATAAGGAAATCCCGCTGACCTATGACGCTTTCTGTGAAGTCTACGAGGAAGCCAACCAGAAGGCCGCAGGAGCCGTGAAGCGTGGCGGCAATGCCCCGGCTACCCCCGCACCTGAAACCACCGACACGCCCACCACAGCGCCCAGCAGAAGGGGCAGAAAGGCCAAGACTGTAACCCCGCCCCCGGCTGGTAACTATGATCCGGCTGAAGATGCGGCAAAGGCGGCTTGTGGTGATCCTGATGGAACTTGGACACCGGGCGGCGGTGAAAAGGATGATTCTGTTCCTGTTGATGAACCGGCCACCGGTGACACCCCGCCTTGGAACGATCTTCCCAAATGCCCGGACGGTGAACGCATTTTCAGACAGCACGATCAAAACCCGGAAATCCCCCTTTGTCCGTCCATTGACGCTGGCCACCGTTGCCACAAGGAAGGCGGCCCCGATGGTTGCCCCCTGTGGGTTCGCCCCAAGGCACAGGCAGAGGAACCCGCACCCAAGACGGATGCTAACCCGCCCCGCCGTACCCGGAAGAAGCGTGAAGAATAATGGCTGATGTGCTGATGATTGCCGGGAAGCCTGAAACCATTTTCAAGGCCCGTGATTTTGAATATCTGGTTGAAAAGCACATGGGCTATGAAGCGGCCAAGTATTTCCGGGAATACGCTGAAAAGGCTGATGAAGAAGTCAGATCGGCCAAGGCCGGTGAGAACACAGACCTTGCTTCCTATGAAGCTGACCTTGAAAGCAATCACAGAGCCTTTCAGGACATTCAGACGGAAGCCGCAGTTATCACGGGTGTTCTTCAAGAAAAACGGATAAACCGTGAGAAGATCGCCCACGCAGTCAGGGAAATTGGAAAGATAATTTCCAACCAAATATAAGGAGGAACCCAAAATGAAAAACGATGCCCTGAACCATTTCAAAGAGGAAATGAACAAGCGTGGCCTGTTCCGCAAGATTCAGGTGTGCGCCAACCTGATCCCCCCCCCCGCCCGGTGCTGATGGTGAAGCCCTGATCGAACTTCATCGTTCCGCCGCCAAGATCGCCATTCGGAATTACGCTGAACATCATGAAGATTTTTGTGATGTGATGGCGGATGCGGCCCTTGATCATCTGCTGAACACCGTTCTTCCTGATGATCTGTTCATTCCTGATGGTGGTTTTTCCCCTACGAAAGAAGAAGTTGACAACATGAACAGGGTCAAGGAAACGGCTGACAAAGCGGCCAAGGTGCTTGATACCCTGTTTGGTGGGTTGGCTGATCTTCTGAAAACCATTTAATAAATACATTTTTTGGAGGTAAAAAACTATGGCTATTGATTTTGACAAGATTGATCGTTCTGTTGATCTGAAGGGCCTTCAGGCTGATGTGGAGGATGCCAAGAAGAACGGCGGCGGTGATTTCCCCACCATTCCCGCTGGCAAGTATGAAGTGAAGCTGGAAAGCATGGAGATCAAAGGCACCAAGGCCGATCCCAACCGCCCCATGCTGGCCGTGTCCTTCAAAATCCTGTCCGGTGAGTTCAAGAACCAGCGCCTTTTCATGAACCGTGTCCTTTACGGCACCAAGAATGACAAGAACATGATCGCTTCCGCTATGGGCTTCCTTGAAAAGCTGGATTCCGGTGTTCCTGTCAGCTTCACCAGCTACAAGCAGTTTGCCCAGCTTGTTCTTGATGTGGCGGAAGCTATTGATGGAACTTTGGAATATGCGGTGGACTACGATGATTCCCGCTTCAATTCCATCACCGTTGAAGAAGTTTTCGAGGTTAAAAACTGACCCAAAATTTTTTACAATGATTGTAGGCAAATAGTCTACCGCAAAGCAACTGTTGTCTACTTGAAAGTTCACTTTCAAGCCGGGGCGAAAGCCCCGGAGTGGCCCCAAGTGAAAGCCTTCTCGTGGCGGGGCTGATAAGGCGGAAACGCTGACCGATTTCACAAAAGCTGAAAGGATGTGAGTTGATGATCTTCTATGATTTTGAGGTTTTCCGGTATGACTGGCTGGTTGTCCTGATCGACCTGAACGCCCGAAAAGAAACCGTGATTATCAACGATCCCGGCAAGCTGAAACGCTTCTATGAGGAACACAAGGGTGTGATTTGGGCCGGTTACAATTCCCGGAACTATGATCAGTACATCCTGAAGGCCATTCTGTGTGGGTTTGATCCAAAGCCTGTGAATGATTGGATCATTGCAGAGGATAAACCCGGTTACAGATATTCAAGCCTGTTCAGGGAATACCCGCTGATCAATTATGATGTGATGCCGAACCCGCCAATCAGCCTGAAGGCGCTGGAAGCGTTCATGGGCCATTCCATTAAAGAAACTTCTGTTCCCTTCGACATTGACCGGCCTTTGACTGAAGCAGAGTTGGCCGAAACGGTCAAATATTGCCGCCATGATGTGGAACAGACGGTGGAAGTGTGGTTACGGCGGAAGGAAGATGAATTTGATGCCCAAATGTCACTTGTGAAGGCGTTCCACCTTCCCATTTCTGACATTGGCCGCACCAAAGCACAGCTTTCCGCCAAAATCCTTGGGGCCGTTCAACGGGAACACAATGATGAATTTGAAATTGAGTTCCCGCCCAGCTTGCGGATCGAAAAATACACGGAAGTTTTGAATTGGTACAAGAACCCCTTGAACCGTGATTATTCCAAAACCCTTGAACTGGATGTGGCCGGGGTTCCCCATGTGTTCGCTTGGGGTGGCCTTCACGGGGCCATTCCCAAATATCACGGGGAAGGTTGGTTTGTCAATGTGGATGTGGCTTCCTATTACCCGTCTTTGATGCTGGTTTATAAGTGGCTTTCCCGCAATGTTCACGATCCTTCCAAGTATGCGGAAATCTACCACACCCGCCTGAGGCTGAAGGCGGAAAAGAACCCCATGCAACAGCCTTACAAGATTGTTCTGAACAGCACCTATGGAGCTATGAAGGATAAGCACAATGCCATGTATGATCCTCGGCAAGCCAACAATGTTTGTGTGGGCGGTCAGCTTCTTCTTCTGGATTTGATTGAACGGCTGGAAGATCATTGTGAAATCATCCAGAGCAACACGGATGGTATTTTGGTCAAACTTCGCCGGTATGAAGATTTTGAAATGCTGGACGATTTGTGTTGGGAGTGGGAGCAAAGAACCGGGATGCGCCTTGAATTTGATGAATTTCAAAAGGTGTATCAGAAGGATGTGAACAATTACATCATTATTCCTTCCGGGCCGCTTCGTGATGAAAAAGGGAAACCCCGCTGGAAGTGCAAGGGTGCCTATGTCAAAAAGCTGTCTGATTTGGATTATGACCTTCCCATTGTCAACCGGGCCATTGTGAACTATTTCCTTCATGGGATCAGCCCGGAAACAACCATCATGGAATGTTCCAATCTTCGAGATTTTCAGAAGGTTGTGAAGGTGTCCAGCAAGTACAAATATGCCCTTTATTCCCCGGTGGTTACGGAAGCTAAGATCAGGGATGAAAAAGGCCGTTCTAAGAAAATCACCCGCTTCAGCGGCGGTGAGGTTCAGACGGATAAAACCTTCCGGGTGTTCGCTTCCAAGGATCAGAGCAAGGGCGGAATCTTCAAGGTTTCCGGGAAAATCGTCAAGGGCCGGGAAAAGAACCCTGAAAAGTTCGGCAACACCCCGGATCATTGTTTTTTCATCAATGATGATGTGACCAACCTTCCTATCCCGGATGAACTGGACAAGCAATATTACATTGATGTTGCTTGGGATCGGTTGAAAGATTTCGGGGTGGAACGATGAACAATAAAACCTTTCGGGGGGGGGAGCGTTGAAGCATGGAACTGTTTAGGGGCTATGTGCCTACCAGAAATAAACAATGCCTTGAAAAATTCAAAGGCGTTGAAAAACTGAAAACCCGTTCAGAAGTCCAAGACCTTGATGAATACGCCGGTATTCTTGGAGAAGAAACCATCCTGATTGATGTGGACGATGCGGAAACATCTGAACTTTTGTTCAGAATTGTTCAGGATTTAGAACTGAAGTGCAGAGTGTACGCCACCACACGGGGAAAACACTTCTTGTTCAAGAACTGTGGTGTTAAAAAAAGCTGGACGAAATGCACCTTGGCCGTGGGTATCACCACGGATGGAAAGGTTGGAGCCAATAACAGCTATGAAATCTTGAAGTCCGGTGGCGTGGAACGGCCCATTCTGTATGACTTCCCTGAAGGGGAGATTCAGGAACTTCCCAAGTGGCTGACCCCAGTGAAAAGCAACTATGATTTCCCGAACCTTGGGGAAGGTGATGGGCGGAACCAAACCCTGTTCAACTACATTCTGACCCTTCAGAGTGACGATTTCACCAAGGAAGAAGCCCGTGAATGTATTAGGCTGATTAACCGTTATGTGCTGAAGAAGCCCCTTTCCGACAAGGAACTTGATGTGATCCTTCGGGATGATGCCTTCAAGAAAACATCCTTCTTCCGGGATAAAACCTTCCTGTTTGATAAGTTCGCCACCTACCTGAAGAACAACAACCATATTGTGAAGATCAATAACCAGCTTCACATTTACAAGGATGGTATCTATGTTTCCGGTGCCGGTGAAATTGAAGGGGCCATGATCAAGCTGATCAGCAACCTGAAACGGGCGTGGCGTTCGGAAGTCCTGTCCTATCTGGAAATCATGATTGAGGAAAACACCAAGGCCACCAACCCGAATATCATTGCTTTCAGCAACGGCCTTTACAATATCCGGGATGGCTCCTTCAAAGAGTTCACCCCGGATGTGGTCATTACAAACAAAATCCCGTGGCCGTACAACCCCGCCGCCCATGATGATCTGTTGGATCATACCCTGAACCGGCTGGCCTGTGATGATCCTGAAGTTCGGGCCTTGCTGGAAGAAATGGTGGGCTATTGTATGTACCGCCGCAACGAACTTGGCAAAGCCTTCATCCTGATTGGCGATAAGAGCAACGGCAAATCCACCTTCCTTCATGTGGTGAAGAACCTTCTTGGGGATCAGAACATTGCTTCCCTTGACCTGAAGGAATTGGGTGATAGGTTCAAAACCGCTGAACTGTTCGGCAAGCTGGCAAACATCGGTGATGATATTGGTGATGAATTTATTGCCAATGCTTCCGTGTTCAAGAAGCTGGTCACGGGTGATCGGGTGAATGTGGAGCGCAAAGGCCAAGATCCATTTGAGTTCAACAATTATTCCAAGTTCCTGTTCAGCGCCAACAATATTCCCCGTATCAAGGACAAAACCGGAGCCGTTCAGCGGCGTTTGGTGATCGTTCCCTTCGATGCCAAGTTCACCCCCAATGATGCAGACTTCCGCCCGTTCATCAAGGATGAATTGTGTGAACAGGGTTCAATGGAATATCTGGCCTTGCTTGGCCTTCAGGGGTTGAAGCGGGTTCTTGGGAACGCACAGTTCACCACATCCAGCAGAGTTCAGGGGCAGTTGGACGAATACGAGGAAAACAACAATCCCATTATTGGGTTCATCAATGAAGTGGGCCTTGACGGGATTGAAAATGAAGCCACCGATTCCGTGTATCGCCGGTATAAGGAATATTGCATTGCAAACAACTTCCAAGCCCTTTCCAAGATTGAGTTTTCCCGGCAGATCACAAAACGCTGTGGCTTCACAACGGTTCCCAAGTGGATCAGAAACCGAAAAACCCGTGTATTTGTGAAAGGCGGTGACACAGAATGAGTGGTTCCAAGAAGGTGTTCACCACTTTGGGCAGTTCCAACCATGTTCCTGAAGAACGAGAAGCATTTGATTACTACGCCACCGATCCAAGGGCCGTGGAAATGCTTCTGGAACTGGAACAGTTTTCCCCGGTCATTTGGGAACCGGCCTGTGGGGAAGGCCACATTTCCAAGGTGCTTCAGGCCCACGGTTATGAAGTCATTTCAACCGATCTGATTTACCGGGGCTTCGGTGATCCTGAACCGCTGGATTTCCTGAAGGAAACGCTGGACGATTTTGAAGGCGATATAATCACAAACCCGCCGTATTCAATGGGGCTTGAATTTGTTCAAAGGGCGCTTGAAAGCGTCCACCCCGGTGGAAAAGTGGCTATGTTCCTGAAGGTTCAGTTCTTGGAGGGGCAAAAACGGGGTGAGTTCTTCAAGCGTACCCCCCCCCGAAAGGTTTATATCAGCCGTTCCCGGCTGGCCTGTTATAAAAACGGTGATATGACCGGGAAACCGGAAAGCGCCATTGCCTATGCGTGGTATGTGTGGGAAAAGGGCTTCACCGGTGATCCGGTGATCAAATGGTTCAACTGAAAGAAAGGATGATTTCAATGTTACCTAAAACCAAAACGGAACGCCATTCCGATATTTGCAAGGAAATCAATGCCTTGTACGCACGAAAAAATCATGACTATGGTGACAGCTTTCACCAGACCTTCACGGAAGAAGGAATGGCAATGCCCCGGATCAGACTTGGGGATAAGCTGGCCCGGTTTAAGAGCCTGACCAAATCCGGGGTTCAGGAAGTAAAGGATGAATCTATCCGTGATACCCTGATTGACCTTGCCAATTACGCCATTATGACCGTTCTTGAATTGGACGATCAGAAAGCGGAGGAACACGCCGATGAACGCTAACCGTTATATGCGGGATTCCTTGCGAACCGCTGACCGTTCCAACATGGATCGGCTGAAGCTGGAATGTGCCTTGGGCCTTTGCGGTGAAGCCGGTGAAGTGGCCGAACAGGTGAAGAAGCATTTCTTCCACGGCCATGAACTGGATAAGCGCCACATGATTGAAGAACTTGGTGATGTGGCTTGGTATTTGGCCGTTCTGTGTGATGCTATTGGTTCTGACCTTGATACGGTCATGGAAGAAAACTTGAAAAAGCTGGAACAGCGTTACCCTGAAGGGTTCGATCCTTACCGGTCACAGCACCGGAATGAATTGGGAGGTTGAAGAAAATGAAAATTATCAAGCCTGATGTGCAGTTCATCACCCCGATTGATGGGGCCACTATTCTGAAGCGGCTGGAACAATGTGGCCGTGTCTGCTACAAGTCCGAGGACAAAATCACGGAAGGTTCCGCTGAAAAGTTCGTTGCCGGGATCATCAAGCGTGGGCATGAAGCGGTTTTGGAACATTGTTCCTTCACGGTGAAGTTCATTTGTGATCGTGGGGTTTCTCATGAGATCGTCCGCCACCGGATGGCTTCTTACTGTCAGGAATCCACCCGCTATTGCAACTACGGCAAGGGCAAGTTCGGTGAGGAAATCACGGTGATTGAACCTTGCTTCTGGCCTGAAGGTTCTGATTTGTATTGGGCATGGAAAAACGCTTGTCTGATCTCTGAACAATGCTATTTTTCTTTGTTGAAATCAGGAGCCACCCCGCAAGAAGCCCGTTCCGTTCTGCCCAACAGCCTGAAAACGGAAGTGGTCATGACGGCCAACATTCGTGAATGGCGGCATTTCCTGAAGTTGCGCTGTTCACCCGCCGCACACCCGCAGATGCGGGAAGTGGCCCTGATCCTGTTGGACAAGGTTCACGCCCTGATTCCGGTTTGCTTCGATGATATTTGGAGTGAATACCATGCCGATGTTTAAGAAGTCCGGTGGTAAAATTTTCGCCGTTCAGTTCAACAAAGCTGAAGAACGGGCCTTGGATCAGGAAATCAAGAAACAGATTGTGGAGAATGATCTGGCCTTTGACATGGACAAAGAATCATCCATCCTGTGGATGCTTCATACCCAATTTGGATTTGGCCCAAAGCGTCTGAAGCTGGCGTGGAAGCTGTTCTATGCCGAAACCTTGAAGCTACGGGAACATTACCTGATGGAACAGGCCGATGATGGGTGGTTGGCCCGTAAAAAGCTGAAGGACATTGGGTGTGACATTGAAGAATGGTACAGAGAAGAAGGAGGGAAAACCGATGCCTAAACCTTGGGAAAATGCTGAAGGGTATCACGATCCGACAGCCTACCACGGCACAAAGAATATCATCCGTGACGAGGATGAACAGCAGAAGCGGGTGAACACCCTGATCTTCGTCCTGAAGTACATCACCCGTTTGGCGGGGTTTGAACTTCTGAACCGCATTGAAATCAAAGACCGTAAGACCGGGAGGGAATACAAATGATCAGTTCTTATGACCCTAATTTTCAGGGTGTTCATACGATCCGGGTGACTTTCATGCAATGGGATTACATAGGCCATGTTGCCTTTGAAATTGGCGGAAACTGCAAAGGCGCTGAACTGATGGATTTCACCTTTTTGGAGTGTGACAACCAAGAAGATATTGACCGTTATTCTGAAAATGATTGTCAGTTCAGCTATGATGAAGAAAATGAAATTTACACCGCCGTTCTGAAAAACGCTGACGGTAACGCCTTGGAAGTGGAAGGCAATGAAGCTGATTTCAAGGCTATGGCGGTGGGCATTGAAATTGTAGGAACAACGGTGGAACGCCGATGAAGAAAATGTTGGTGGTGCTAACCCTTGTGCTGTTGCTTATGGCCGTGGCCGAGTATTTCAGCATTGATCCTGTTTGGTTCCTGATTGTCTGGTATCTTTCGGACAATATTTCCGCCTGAACAGGTGCTTCTTCAGTAGGGGTTGGAACAGCGTGTGGAACAGGTATGGAATAGATGTTTTTTCTATATCTGTTCCGCACGAAAACCCTTGA